TTAATGGACCTTGATAAAATTCAGGAAATGTGGCAGAAAGATGCTGTCATAGATCCTGATAATCTACATGATGAATCCCTGAAGATTCCACAACTTCACTCAAAGTATTACACTCTGTATAATACTATTTCATTGCTGCGAGAGCGAGCAAGAGAACAATATAATAAAGTAAAACTTGAACGCCATAACTTTTACACAGGAAAAGCAGACCCTGCTGTGTATGAAGAAGAACCCTTTCCATATAAAGTCCGTGAGAAAGATGCTATCCAAAGATATCTAGATGCGGACGATCGGTTAAATAAGATTGATATGAAGATTCGCTACTATGATGCGACTCTTAAATTCCTAGAAGAAATTATTAGAACAGTAGCAAACAGGACCTATCAGATCAAAAATGCTATTGAGTGGCAGAAGTTTCAAGCAGGATTCTAATGGACAACGATGAGTGGCTTTATCAGGATGATGATTTTGATGAGAATCTTCCGTATGTAGAACTGCAGTTCGGGATGGATGATCTGCATCTTCTTTATAAGTCTGTATCGGTTCATTATGACAAATGGCCAGGTGGTCATCCAGATGAACAAGAAAGACTTAATTATTTAAAAAACTTCTTGTATAGGATAATATTAGAATATAAATATAATTATCAAGAAGACAGTTAAAGATAATGAAGTCTTTTCAGCAATTTGTTGAACAAGCAGCTGCTGCAGCGCCTGCTCCTACACCTACACCTACAACATCAGCACCAGTACAAAGCACACAGAAGGTGCAAAAAAAGGTACAAAAATCAGATCCAAGTACCGGTGTAGATAAAGACAAATATGGTAGATGGCAGGGTCAGACTGTCGATGTTGGTGGCGTAACAGAACCAGAAAGAACTGAAGTAACTCCAGGAAAGAAAGGACCAGATCCAGATCTTCCTGCTGGTACCGCAAATCCAAATAGAAAAAGAGATTATTTGGATGGATTAATGAATAAGGCACCAGGAACACATACTCCTGCAGAGAGACAAGCACTACTTGATGCTGGATATGATGATTTTGTAAGAGGTGGAAAAACACAAGCATCAGGTGTTGATGCAGTTGGTTTAGGTGCTGCAGCTCTTGGTGGAGCAGCACTTGGTCTTGGTGGTGCTGGTGCTGTGACAAAAGGTGCTATAGGTGGTGCAATTTCAAAAGGAAAAGATATATTTAAGCAATTTAAACCAAAACCAAAAGTAAATCCACGTCCACCAAGATATGGTGGATATAATGCCCAAGGAAAACCTAATATTCCAGTGAAAGGAGAACCTGGATATAGACCACCTGCACCTAAAGGTCCTAAAGGTCCAAAGCGTGGATATGATGAATATGGAAATTATACTGGTATGAACTATTCAAAAGGCAGAGGTATGGGAGACCGTTGGTAATACCAACTAAATACTCATAGGTGAATCCTATGGATTATGTCTCACTTGATTATATCGAAGAAGAACGAAGTTTTTCTTCAGGTTAAAGCGGAACCTCATATCTATTATGAACTGGCAGACCAGTTTACGTTTGAGGTTCCAGGTGCAAAATTTATGCCTCAGTATCGCAACAAGTACTGGGATGGAAAAATACGCCTATTTAACACCCAGAATGGAGAGATATACGTCGGGTTGTTAGATAAGGTTATACAGTTCTGTAAGGACCACGAATACACATATGAGTTCGTGGAGAACAAGTTCTATGGTCTTCCTTTTGAGGTCAATGATATGATTTCAAAAGAAGGTGTAAAAGATTATATGACATCAGTCAGCAAGTATGCTCCTAGAGATTACCAAATTGAAGGGGTATACGATGCATTAAAGCATAATAGAAGGTTGTTGATATCCCCAACTGCTTCTGGAAAGTCTCTGATGATATATTCTCTTGTGAGATATCACGTTGAGCGCGGACAAAATACTCTGATAGTTGTTCCGACGACTTCCCTAGTAGAACAGATGTATAAAGATTTTGCAGATTATGGTTGGGACGTAGGTTCATATTGTCACAAGATATACGCTGGTAGAGAAAGGGAAACTGATTCCCAAGTTATCATCACTACCTGGCAGTCCATCTACAAACTCCCCCGAAAGTATTTTGAACGCTTTAACGTAGTTATTGGGGACGAGGCTCACCAGTTTAAAAGCAAGTCACTTATATCTATAATGACAAAACTTGCAGATGCAAAATTCCGTTATGGATTTACTGGAACACTTGATGGCACTCAAACCCATAAATGGGTATTGGAGGGATTATTTGGTCCATCATATAAAATCATCAGAACAGAGGAACTGATGAAGAAAGGACACGTTGCTAAACTGGATATTAATGTTCTTCTATTGAAACACCCTGCACATAAGTTTGAAACTTTTGAAGATGAAGTCCAGTATATCATAAATCACGATAAACGTAATCGATTTATCAGAAATCTTGCACTTGATCTTAGGGGTAATACACTCATTCTATTTTCTAGGGTTGAAGGTCATGGTCAACCATTATTCGATTTAATAAATACTGGTAGTGTGGAAGATCGTCATGTATTTTTTGTCCACGGTGGTGTAGCAACGGAAGACAGAGAAAAAGTAAGAGAGATTACAGAGCAAGAAAACAACGCGATTATTGTCGCTTCATATGGAACATTTAGTACAGGTATCAACATCAAGAACCTCCATAATGTTATTTTTGCTTCTCCATCCAAATCTAGAATACGGAATCTCCAGTCTATTGGAAGGGTGCTCAGGAAAGGCAATAATAAAACAAAGGCAACTCTCTATGACATTGCTGACGACATTTCCTACAAGGCACGGCGAAACTATACACTTAATCATCTGATTGAAAGGATCAAGGTTTATAACGAGGAAAACTTCAATTACGATATTGTAAACATACCGCTAAAAAACTAATATGGGTGAAGAATTTCATGCAGTAATAAAACTAGTTACAGGAGAAGAGATATTTGCACTCGTCTGTGTAGATGAGAATGATGGTGACCCTATACTTCTACTGATGAACCCAGTGGTTATGAAAATTATGCGTAATCACGTTGGTCAATATGTCAAAGTAAAACCTTGGATGGAAATCCCTACCGATGATTTCTATGTAATTAAATATGACAAGATCATTACTATGACTGAAGTAAAAGAAAGTAAAATGATTGAGTTTTACGATAGATATCTCAATGAAGAAGATATTGACTTTGATGATGATGGTAGAACTAAGATATCTGATAAAATGGGATATATTTCTTCAGTAGATAATGCAAGAGAAATGCTAGAGAATCTTTATAAACTTAAAGATAATAAAGAAAGCTAAAGCTGTTTCTTCAAACCTAACAAAGGTATTCTACTCATTATTCAGTATGTTGTCAAGCCCTGATAGTATGCTATAATGTACATAATGAAAGTTTATCTAAAACCACAATGTCATGCCTAAGAAGAAATCAGAACATTATGTTAACAACAAGGAGTTACTTGAAGCACTGATTGTTTATCGTGCAAAGGTAGAAAAAAGTTTTATGGAGATCAACGGTAGAGAACCTACCAAGGCAGATCGATCTCAAAATTGGGAAGGTAAACCACAGATTACTAATTACTTGGGTGAGTGCTTTCTTAAGATTGCAACACACCTGTCCTATAAACCAAACTTTGTGAACTATATGTTCAGAGACGATATGATCTCTGATGGTATTGAAAACTGTGTCCAGTACATTCATAATTTCGACCCAGAGAAGTCTAAAAACCCATTTGCATATTTCACTCAGATTATTCATTACGCCTTTCTGAGACGCATTCAGAAAGAAAAGAAGCAATTGGAGATTAAATCCAAGATTATTGAGAGAACTGGATTTGATGAAGTTATGATGGTTGACGATAGCTTGCTTTCTGGTAGTAGTTCAGACTATAATACAATTAAGGATAATATTACTTACAAGACAAATCGTTAATGAAGATCGCTATTATTACTGATCAACACTTTGGTGCTCGTAAGGGATCCAAGTTTCTTCATGAATATTTCAAGAAGTTTTACGATACAGTTTTCTTCCCATATCTTGAGAAGCACGGAATCACCACTGTCGTTGATATGGGAGATACTTTTGACAATCGTCGTTCAATTGACTTGTGGTCTCTTGAGTGGGCAAAGGAAAACTATTATGATCGATTAGAGACGATGGGTGTGAAAGTTCACACTATCGTTGGTAATCATACTGCTTACTATAAAGATACTAATTCAATCAACTCTGTAGATTTGTTGCTTAAACAGTATAAAAATGTTCAGGTATACTCAGAATGTACAGAAGTTGTAATAGATAAGTTAAAAGTACTGTTTATTCCTTGGATCAATGCGGAAAACCTTGAAAGTAGTGTCAACGCTATCAAAGTTTCTGATAGCATATGTGCGATGGGGCACCTTGAGCTCAACGGATTTAGAGCGCATCGCGGACACGTCATGGAAGAAGGTATGGCGTGC